ATGAACAAAAATAAAAGCTCTATAAATATCCCCGAACCAATCCGTTCCGGGGCGTTCGTTCAGACTTTCCGCACATATACGCGATCCGCTTCGATTTTCATTTTGTCTATACTCTTTGTGATCGGGGGATACGCAGTCGTTCAAATCCCGTTGCGTCAAGGCAGTCCCGACATCATCGTGTATGGCGCGACGCCTGCGGGGATCTCTGCGGCGCTGTCCGCCGGCAAGCTGGGGAAAAAAGTACTGATTCTCGAGCCTGGCAATCATCTCGGAGGAATGGTCACAAGCGGCGTCAGCGTAAGCGACGCCTATTCTCCCGACCTCCTGTGGTCCATGGGGGGATTCGCAGCCCGTTTCACCCACGCAGTGGAGGACCATTACGGCCAGGTCTGGACGCTCGGCGGCACCCGGCACGAGCCCCATGTCGCGGAGGAGATCTTCAGGGCGATGCTCGAAGCCCAACAGAACGTTCGTGTCGAATTCGGATCCGCACTGAGAGAAGTCGACACCCGTGATAAGGCGATCATCAGCGTCGTGACCATACTTGGCAAGAAGCACTTGGCGAAGGTTTTTGTCGACGCTAGCTACGACGGCGACCTTATGGTGCTTTCCGGCACTCGGTACGTGCTGGGACGCGAATCTCGGCTCAAATACAACGAATCGTTGGCCGGCTTCATGCCCGCCAGCATCAAGGAGGGTGCGCGTGTCGATCCCTATAGAGTCCCTGGCGATCCAGAGAGCGGCTTGCTTCCACATATCATCGAAAATCCGCTTACGCCTATGGGCGCCGAAGACATGTCGTTGCAGGCATATGGGTACCGGCTCTGCGTGACAGCGGATCCGGCGAATCAATTGCCAATCGTCAAGCCCGATAACTACGATCCGCATGAGTTCGAGGCGTTGGGTCGCATTGCGGCTGGGCATCCTGAATTGAAGACGACGTTTGACTTCATTGGCAACGTCGCTATTCCAAACAATAAGTTCGACGTAAACAACGTGGGCATCTTTTCCACGGACCAGATTGAGGGGAGTTCAGAATATCTGAATAAAGATGCCGCCGGTCGGCGTGCAATCGAATCCGAACGGAAGCGATACACAATGGCCGTAATACATTTCCTCTCGACGGATGAGCGCATTCCAGTGAACGTGCGCAAGGAAATTGGTTCGTGGGGACTGTGCAAAGACGAATTCACGGACACCAATGGCATTCCTCCTTTACTCTACGTCCGGGAAGGCCGGCGCATGATCGGGAAATATGTCATTACGCAACATGATCTTTTCGGTGAAACCTCTGTGCCAGATCCCATCGGTTTCGGTGGCTTTCCGATGGACCAACACATCGTCCACCGGTTCGCCCATGACGGACAGATCGCTACCGAAGGAATTCTATGGAAGCCGCTAACTCGGCCATACCCGATCTCATATCGCGCCATTGTCCCGACCTCTGATCAAGTTCACAATCTGCTTGTGCCGGTATCGCTCTCGGCGTCCCATATCGGTTTTTCGTCGCTCCGCGTCGAGCCGACCTTCATGATCACTGGGCAGGCAGCCGGCGCGGCGGCCTCGATCTCAATCGACACTCACGTGAGTGTCCAGGACGTTGACTACAAACAGCTTTCGAGCGTGCTAATCGGTCAGGGGGCGGTCTTAAGCCCGCGTGAGGCGCCCGCCGAGACACTCGTGGTCAGATAAATATCTCCTTAAGTCCAACATCAAGCACTTTAGATTCAATGGGTTTCAACACCGTCTGTAGATAGAGGCGAATAATCGACTCGTGCGCGACAAGCAACGGTTCTAGGCTCAGCAAAGAGGCATAAGAGGTACAGAGCCTGTTCGAGCACCCCAAAGCCCGTCCCCGTCACCAGACGGGTTTTTTCGACCGCTCACCGCAGCGCCGCGCGCGAACTCCACCGGCAGAGCTTTATGCGAACCCTACCTCAAGGAAACGCCGCGCACCGCGCTTTTATCGCCGCCGCGTGCACGCGACGGTGTATGACGTGCCCGCGAGTCCTCCCGACAGCGATGCCGAGACGATCTCGCCCGCGAAGCTCAATGAATTGAGCCTGAACCCAACGTCGGACGTTACAGTTGTTTTGAGCGATCGACTCGGTCTCTCCTAGCCAGGCAGATCAACGCCAGTTGAAGTCGAAAACGTCCTTCGCGGTTGATCCAAATCGGTCCCGCTCATCGTGCTTGATTCTTAAGGTTTGCTTTCGTCTTTCTTACGCCATATAATCAGTGGTCGCTTAAAAATCATAGACAAGAAAATGAGCGTAAAGAATCGAGAGACCAAACCGAGCAACGGTCCAAGAAAATTGACCGCATTCGACTGGGTCTGTCTTGCCATTCCTGTTGTGGCAGGAATCGCCTATTGGCTCGCTACCCCGTAGCTAATCGAAGCCAGAAGGAAGTCAGCCGTCGGCGATGAGAACGAGTGCGAGCCCCTTCACTTGCCGGTAGGTTTCCAACCGCACTGAGCGGCACCGGCGCGGTTGTGCGCGAGGACCGCTCTTGCCGTCTCGTCGCTGAGCACGTCAGTCGAGCTCACGTAGATCGGCTTCGTCCAGTCGCAGCCCGTATCAACGAACTTGGTCTTGACCTGCACCAACGGCTCCGCGACCGGCGTCTTCACCTGGGCGACTCCACTCGTTTCGCAGCTCGTCAGCGGCAGCGCCAGAAGGCAGAGCAGCAACGTCGTTTTCCACATGGGTTCTCTCCTTCGATGCATCGGCACCGGCGCGCGCGGCGGCGGCATTGGCTTGCGCTTCCCCGTCGCGTACCTCGGCGGCCTGCGTCTTGGCTTGCTCGACCGCGGTAGTTGCCTCGGCAACCTTCTGTTGCGCCTCCGCTGTTGCCGTCTTCGCCTGTTGATGGCGCGTGAAGCCGAAGAGCGCGGCGGCAGCGGCGATCACCCACGGGCCGAACTGAAGAATCAGGGTCCACATACCGTGCCTCCGTGAAGGATGTAGCCCGCGCGCAGCGTCTCGATCTTGTGCTGGAACTGGCCGTAGCTATTGCCGGGAAGGCTCGCCCAGATGTTCGAGCACTTCGCGATCGCGCTCTCGATGCGCCCTGCCTTGATGTCGTCAATTGCGCGCCGCTCGCGGATCTGCTGGATTGCGATCTTGTCCTGCGAGAGCGGCGAGAAGTCATGCAGGCCGAGCTGCTTCTTGTACGCGTCGAAGTAGCGCGAGAGCAGCTGGTAACGCCCGGCCGCAGTCGACGCGATGCCAAGGCGAGGCAATTGCACCAGGCGCCGCGGATGATCCGCATACCCAACGAAAAGCGCGCCGCCGACGATCACGTTGTAACCGTCGTCGCTGTCGGGATCGATCGACGTCCCCTCCGAGATAGAGAGCATGTCGAGAAACGCACAGATGTTCTGCCCACCAGCGTCGTCAGGTTTGATCCGCGCCATCGCCGCCCTCCTTCTCTTTGCGGCGTACCGACGTGTAACGCAGCGCAAGGAAGCCAAGCCCGAAGGCTGTGTATCCGATCCACTGCTGCACGTTTTGCGGAATCGCTGCCTTGAGTTCGGCGGGCATGCCGACCCATGCCTGCGCGATGAGCGGCCCGGCGCCGACGACCGCTGTGAACGCGGCGCCCGCGATCACCGTGCCGCGCTTGTGGAGTTGCCGCCAATTGTCGGCCAGCGTCAGTTTCAGGTTCATCGCGTCCACCCTCTGGTTTCCGGTCGCACGCCAGCGCGGTTGTAAAGCAACTGATCCAGCTTCGAATTCGTGTCTTTGATGTCCGAGCCGATGGCCTTGAGTTGGTCCTTCACGTCGCTGCGCAGCGCGGCCTGATCGCGTTCGATGGTTTGGAAGTGAACTTCCTGTTGTCGATCGCGCTCCTCGAGGAGCAAAACGCGCTGAGAAACGTTGTTGTAGAGCCCAATACAAAAACCTGTCGCGGACACAGCTGCGAATAGCACCGACAGGACGGTCGGGATGTTGATCGTCCCGTCGAACCAGCTTCGCCGAGTGTCTGAAGGGTGCTGTGTTACCGACATGCGGTCTCCTTGTGCGCCGCGATTGGGCAAATAAAAAAAGCCGCCCAAAGGGCGGCTTGCACTTCACTTCTTCGACGGTGCAATGACACCGACGACGCTATTTCTCCAAGACGAACAAGTAAAAGCCGGGAATAAACTCAAGCACCTGCGTCAGCCGATACCGCTCCGAAACCGCCTTTTCATAGATGGCTTGATTGAATTCGCTTCGATGTTGTGACACAAGCGGACGATATTCATTCCTCGACGAGGACGCGAGCATGATGAAATCGGGCTTGGATGCAAATATCACCGGAATGCGGCGATCTGGATGTTTCGCTATCTCCGCATTGCATAGGCCAAACATGTCCACAACGGTCCAGTTGGACAGATATGAAATCAGACCGACAGAGCTAACTGCAACTGTGCCGGTGGTTTTCACAGATCCGAGCTTAAGCCCCATCGCCCCATAGGAAGACTTCAGGCCGTCTGCATAGATGTTCAGAAAATCACGCTCGGTGCGGTCAAGCGACGCCGCGCTCGCCATGACGAGAAGGATTGTCGCTATAACGACGACGATCCGTTTAGACGCGGCATGTACAACCCGATCAATCGTACTGAACCCGGTCACGATAAGGAGCGGAACGATTGGCATCAGAAACCGGTGCCCTTCGCCCATCAGATGAACCGGCTTCGTGAAGAAAACAATGTAGGCAATCGCCGCAATCAAAAATCCCAGCATTCTGCGGCGGGCTCCCAGCGACAGTAGCAAAAGCGCGGCGATTAGCGGTTCCGTCAGAAAGCTTAGGACACTACCCAAGCCCTGCAATCCTGCACCGGTACCTTTGATATAGAACGGCAAAGGCAGGAAACTCGAAAAATACGACCAACGCCAACCGAAGTACAGCGCCCCCGCGCAAACATACAATGCACCCGCCCGCAGCAACTGGCGACGCTCAGATACCTCCGGGCTCGTTCGAACAGCGGTGGCTAGGAGGATGAGCGCGACCAGATTTAGATCAGGACGTGCAAGCCCCATCAGCAACAATGTCACGGCAAAAAGCAGGTAGCTTCCGGCGCCGCGCGGCCGATTGAATCGCAAAACTTGAAACACCCCGGCACAAGCCAGGAAGGACGAAAGAGCCGTCTCCATGCCCGAAACTGTGATAATGGCAACTGGAAAAAAACACAGATACGCCGCAGCGCCGCCGAGCGAAAGCAAACCGACCAATGGTGACCATCGCTCGTTTTCTCGGCCTTCCCGAATGCTCAACGCGATCAGAACAGCTGTGCCAATCGCAAAACACAGATTGATCTCTTTGGCGTAGATGTCCGCAGGTATGCGCAACAAGAACGCAGGAACCATTGCGATAAGCCAGAGAGCGCTTGTAAACCCTTCCGCTGGCGCTGAATCAGTGGGGTTGAATCGCAGGCCATGGCCCTGTACGAGATTGCGTGCGTATCTGAAGGAGATGAACGAGTCATCCATCGTATAAGGCCAGATCGACGCGCAGAGATACGCAAAGTAACCCAACCCGAGCAGGGCAAGGAAAAGGCCCAGAACTGTCGCCGGCCGGATATTGCTTTCGGGTTGATTGCTATTCATTGTGTATGGAGAGGTCGCTGCACGATGCGTTGTTTGCCTGCCTGAGCGGCAAGCTCGGCATCTTACCGCACCTCATTTCCCTTGCTCATCAGACGAGATCAGCTCAGACCTGCTCCTCACTGAACGTTCCTTCTGGAAATCCGGCCTTGTAGGTAAGCCACCGTGCATCGTTAGCATCGACCTGGCCTTGATACTTCCAGACTTCCGCATCTTGCCCGCAGCTGAAAGATGCGACGATCACAGCCTTGTCAGAAGCCGAGAATGCTACGAAGTTCTCCATGGCCTACCTCCCTTAGAACGTATAAGCAGTGACGTTGATTAGAAAATTAAGCGTTCCACCTGAAACCGCGGCCCGATAGTAGAGCGTCTGCGGCGTTTGAATCGCGATATGCGAGTATGAGACGACTGTCGTTGCGCCGGCTGTAGCGCTTGTCGCGCCGATTGCAACACGACCGATCTCACTGGGCGATCCGGATAACACGGCATTCGCTCCAGCAGAAGCCGTCGACGAGCCAATAGTGAAGTCTCCGCGACAAGTCCTCGCGTTCAACGGCAAGACCCCCCCAGCCGAGAACGAAGTCAACGACGCCTGAACCGTCGAAGTGGTCAGCACATTGCTCGTTGCAATGCTTACCTCGCGCTCGACCTGACCCGCGCCGACAAACTGACCACTTGCGTTCGTCGGCCAGACGCTTACCAGCGCGGACGCCGTATAACTGGCCGGCATGTTCGCGCCGCCGTATACATTCGGCTGCACCGCGCTCGTCGCATTCTTCGCCAGCAGAGCAGATGCACCGGTCGTTGGGTTGAAGATCGCATACAGCGCGACGAAGCCGCTCACAGGAGCAGTGCCCGTATCCATGCCGCCTGCGCCGGTCGTCGCAAGGTTGATCGTCTTACTGAAGCTCGCAAGACGATACGTCCGACCGTTCAGAGCGGTTGCGACGATGATCTCGTCGGCGCTCATCGTGGCTGATGCGGAAGCGGCCGACACGCTCATGCTGAGATTTCGCACCGTACCAACGACCGGCGAGAACATGGACTGGATCGCGGCAAGCAACTGCGTTCGATCGTTCGGGTCGAGTGTTTGGCCCGATGCCTCGACGACGTTGGCGATCTCTTCCTGAACATGATCGAACCAGACATCTTCAAGGTCAGTTGCGGCAATGCCACTGACTGCGTTGCCGTTCGTAAACCCCGGCTTTCCCACGCCGAACTTATCGACGACCTTTGTTGCGGTAGAAATTCGGCGCATTCGTTACGCTCCGTATCCGATGTAGAGAATGGTGTGAGCCGGCCTGTACTTCGCAAGAATGCAAGCGAGGCCGGGATCACCGAAACGCGTGAGCGGCTCGTTTGCGCGGCTGTTCGCCTTGAACCTCACTGCTGTCGACGACGCCGGAACAGAAATCAGCCACGCGTAGCGCCAGCCGCCCTGATTCAGCGCCGCGTTGCACTTGCTGTTCGCCTTGAAGGGCTTATATTCGGTGATCGTGGCGCCCGGATAGCCGAGCGCAGCGACAAAGTCGATGAAGAACTGCTTCGACTGCCCGCCTTCGAACGCGATCTTCTGAAGCAGACGTCCGCGGCGCTCGGCGATCGTTGCCGCCTCCGGATAACACTCGTCGGGCAGGCCGTAGTTCCGCTCCCAGTCCGCAAGCAACTCGATCGTCGTGCGCGGGTCTGCTTCCTCAATCAGTGCGTCGATGCGGGCCTCAATCCGCGCGAACTCTTGCGCCCATCCATCGAGCAGCCGAGTAACGAACGCTTCAGGCTCGCGCGGCCACGCCGGGCCATACGGTGTCAGGTTCTGGCACAGTTCGAGATAGTCGGCCGCCGTCAAGCCCATGTGATGCTCCCGAATACCGGCATCTGACCAGTCGTGTACACCTGATTTGTCGTCGGAAAGACGAGCACACTGTCCATCTCACCCGCCGCCGTGCTGATCGCTTCGCGGATGTGGCTGATGAGCCGAGTCACGCCGGGCGCGGCCTCGCGCAGCAGCAGGTCGCGCAATTCGGCTTCCACGGCTGCTTTCACCGTCGCTGTTGCGGGCGTAAGTTGAATCGTGAAATTGAGCGGCACGGCAACCGGCGCGACGACATATACATCAGCAGTGACAGGCCGTCGGCTCGAATCGTCGATGTAATTCTGCACCGCCTGAACTTCCATCGAATCCGGGATGATGGACGCGTCATTGTCCCGCACGAATCGCACCGTCACCGTGCCCGCGCCCATTTCCTTCGGATACACCCACGCGCGCGTAACGCCGGGCACCTCAAGCGCCCATCGCTCGTAGTCTGCCGACGAGCCGCCGGCGGGCGGCTGCTGGATGCGCGCGAGGAATCGGCTGCGAAGACTGGTGACGGACTCGATGTCTGAGCCGTTTGTGAGCGCGCCAGAATCGACCGTGACAACCGACTGCACGCCCGCAATCGGATTCAGCAGCGTGAGCGCGGTCGCTGCCACGGTGTTGCCCGCCGCGCCGGCCTCAACGGCTGCGACCGGGACAGCAGTCGCACTAGCGCCGAGCGTAGTGTCTGTCGTGACCGTGAACTCTTCGCCGTCCGCGCGCTTCATCAGCGTGTCGATTGGAATGAGCGTGCCCACCGTGCCAGTCACGAGCACGTTGCCGCTCGCCGCGGCAGCGGGCTTCTGCGTGACGCCCCAGATTGACGCCCAGCGGATCAGAATCTCTTTATCGGCGGTGTCATAGATGACCTGCCGCGCGATCCAGTCTAGATAGCCGTGGATCTCGTGCGACGCGCCGGCCAACACGCGCGACAACACTTCGGAATCAGAGCGGCGCAGCAGTTCGTCCTGGCTCAAACGCGTGAGCAGGTCGCCGCGCGTGCGCGCGACAATATCAGTGAGCGCCGGGCGGTTAAACATTGTTGATCAGACTCCAGACGTTAGAGAATCGCAGCGTTGTCGCTGCGGCGTCCACTCGATAAACCGTGACGGTCAAACCCAGCCCGTCGTTTCCGATGCGCTCGGCGGCCACCGTGACGCGCGTCGCGACGCCGTCATCGATCAGGTGCGCAAGCGCTTCCCTCGCGTATTGCTCGGCGCGGTTCAAGGTGCTCTGCGCCAGCTTCTCGCGCGCGAGAAGCCAAAGTCGCGATCCGATCTGATCGTTTTCAACATCCGAGACGTTGTCGCCCCACCAGCCCCACTTCGTGTCTTCGATCGGGTCGTCTGGCTCGGCGCGACGCCAGGTGAAGAGCGACATGATCACGGCGCGCACGAGCGGATTCGTCTCAGCGAGCAACGAAGATTCGACGCCGTCGATAGTGAGCGGCACATCCTGCGCGTAACTAGGCATGAGCGCCTCAAAAAAAAGCCGCCCATAGGCGGCCGACTCTCAATCGTCGCGGCGTCAATCCAAGTGCGCGCCGCCGTTAGTGTGATTCAAGAAGGATTTGCCACCAATGAACGCGTCGCCGGTGATATGGACGTCTCCGGTGATCGTCGCGCCGTTGGCACCGCTGGTGACGCCTTCGGTTGCGAACAAGGTGCCGATCACTTTCACGTTGCCAGTGATCGTGATACCGTCCGCGCCCAGCACGATCGACTGACCTTTGTCGTCGTGCACCGCGACGTCGCCGTCAGCGAGTCCGGTCAGCCTGTAGCGCCGATCCGCGACCACCACAGCGATAGCGTGCGATCGATCTCCGTCCGGAAAGACGGCGACGACCTCAGCGCCTGCGTGCGGCCGGCTCGTGAATCCGTACGGCTCGAAGTGCTCGACGTTGTCGGCGGTTTCGTCAGCTAGAAGGTTGACCTGTAGCGACTGCATCTTCGTCGACGCATTGGCGAGCGCGACCGTGCCGCGCGCGATCATGTTCTGCACGCGTCGCACGATCGGGCCTGCCATCTTCGCAAAGGCTCGAGCATCCATTAGCGTTTCACGTCTGACCAGCCGCTCTTAGACTTCACGGCTGCATTGTTGACCTTGGGTGCCTTGCTGTCGGCGGGAACCACATCCTTCCAGTCGCCGCCATCACCGGCACCCTTCTTCTTGCCGTCCTTCTTGGCGGGGCTGTTGACGTAGCCATCCTTCGGCCCAACCTGCAGGCGGCAGAGCATGCCCTGATCGCCCAGCGAATACGTCACCTCGGCGATGACGAATTCATCGTCGAAGCCGATCACCGGATCGACCACACGCACAAGTTGGTTGTGCAGCCACAGCGAGCCATCCTCCTGCCGCCATCCCGCGACCGTGTACGTCGTCTCCAGCGCCTTGGCCTTGCGGTGCGCCTGCTCATACTTAACGCGCTGCGCCGCGGTGCCGCCGTCACACTGGCCACTCGACTTCTTGACCAGCACGCGGTGACGCTTAAGCACGCTCGTGTCCGTGATGTCCGCGAACTCGCTCGCTACCGTCTCGCCGAAGTCGTCATCCGTTCCGGAGCGCTGCCCCTTGCAGATGTATTCGGTATAGACGTCCTTGTAATCGAGCGGCGCATCGGCCGACAGGATGTTCTCGCCGAGCTTCAGCGCGGTCTTCGCCGTGCCTGCGGTGCCGACGTCGATGAAGACGAGCTGACCGAGCGCGTCGTCGGTAGCGAGCAACTGCCGCAGCTTCAGCATGCGGTCGATCGACTCGAATACGCTTTCGCCCTGGTCGATCGCATGCGCCAGCGCCGCGCCAGTGTCCATCTGCGTGACGACCTTGATGCCGTACACGCCCGCAAGATCGGCCGCGATGCGTTCGACCTTCGCGCCCGCCCAGCTTCCCGGCTTGTTCACAGCCGAGCAATCGACCAGATCCGCCGTCTTGCTGCGCCCCTTCACGCCGACAGTGAGCGTCTGTGCGTCGTATCGGATCGGTGTAGCGTCGACGTATCCAGTCAGGACGCGATCCTTTCCGATGATTACCTCGCACTCATCGCCCGGACGAATGCGCCGCGGGATGTCCGCCTGGCCCGGCCAGCGATCCGTGACGCTCAGTTCAAATTCGCGCACCTGCCGCTCGATGCCGGCCGTGATCTCGACCGACTTCCAGCCGCCGTACTCCTTGCCGTTCACCAGCAAGCGTACGGCGTTCTTGTCCTCGGTCATACCGAAAGCACCTTGATCGGTTCAGCCGGAACGAAGCCCGGCCGGCGAATCTTGTTGAGGTCAACGATCTCGCCCTCGCGCGCGACGTCTTCGAATTGGTCGTAAGCTGTCACGATCGCAGGCATGATTGCGCGCGGCGTAATTGTTTTCAGCCGCGCGCTCTGCGAGAGCCGCCCCGTCACGTCGGCATACACCGCCGCGCGCGCGTCCTGAAGCACGACATACACGGGGTCTGAGACGGCCAGACTCTCGTTGTCGAGCGCCGCCGTCACGTCATTGCGAATCTTCACCGCGTCGTCGTAGATCGGCAGGTCCATCGTCGTCGTCATGCCGACCGCCTGCACGAGCATCGACTGACTGAACAGATGATTGAGCGCCGCAGCATTCGTCGCAGCCTGCGCGCGGCTCGGGCTGACCGTCGATGTCGCCGTTGACGCACTATTCGCAACCGCTTGCGCCGTCGCAGCGCGATCGCTGAACGTTCGGCTCAGGCTTGTCAGCGCGGCGACTGTGTCGCTATTGCGCGCGCTGGCCCCGCCGCCACCGAACATCGACGTGATGCTATCGACGACCGACTCTCCGCGCTTGAACAGGCCAAACACGGTGTCGGCCATCGCGAATGCGTCAGGGATGAGCGTGCGCGCGTTGTCCTTCAGGAACTGCATCGGATGGTCGAGGATCGATTTGATATTCGACGTCGCGTTGTCGATCAGGTCACATCCGTCATTGAACGTCTTCACTGCGTCGTCGAAAACAGCAGACGGCTTGCTGTTCACGTCGAACTTCTCGACGTAGTCGAACGAGCCGGCGTCCTGCAGCCTGTCGGCCGCTTCGAGCGACTTCGCACCGAGCGAGTTACCCGCGCTCGGGAAGGCCAGTTCGCCCGCTTCGACGAACGAAAGCTGCACCGTGCACATGCCGCCGTTCGCGATGCTATGCGAGACGCGCGCCGGATCCTTCAGTGATACCTTGAGCTCGCCGTACCACGGATGCACGAGCGTTCCCGGTCCTGCCGTCTCCAGCGCCTCGAGCAGCTTGTCGCGTGCGTCGAGGTAATCGTCACCGATCAGGAATGCCGTGACGTTGATCTCCCGCGTGGCACGTCCGAGATCTTCAGCGTAAGGCATGTCACGCTGTGGATACTCGTGCACCTGCGTGCGCCGTCCGAAGCTGCCGTCGTCGGATTCGACCTCGAACGGCACACCCCGGAACGTCGCCGGCTGAAGTTTGTCTTTCCAGGCCATTTATCAGAACGCCAGTTGACTGCGGTATCCCACGTCAGGGTTGATCGACAGACCCGGCTGATTGCTCGTACCCGGATCGACGCGCGTGCCCGGTGGTGCGTCTTGGAAGCGCACGACGAGTTCGCCGTTCAGCTTCGTCTGTGCCGGTTGCCCGGCAAGCGCTCCGGCGAGCGGTCCGCGCGACTGCGGCGTGACGAGCCGCTGCGGCGGCACGCCCGAAGCTGAAGGCACCGGCGACACAGCGGGCGGCGCCGTTTGCTGAAGCACCCGCGCGCTAGCTTGAACCGGCGATTTCTGCGGCGATTGATCGACGGCTCCAGTGGCGATTGGAGCCGAGCTTCGACCGCCTGAAAAGAAATCGCCGATCGCGCCCGCAACAGACCGGGCAGCGCCGAGGATCGGATCGACGAAGACCTTCACCCGGTCCCAAAGACCGGAGAAGTACGTCACGATCGGCTCCCAGTTGCTGATGATCAGACCGAGCGGTGTGAAGTTCAGGAAGTACGCCTTCACAAACTCGAAACCGGCTGTGAAGATCGCCTTCACGCCCTCCCACAGCTTCGCGAAGAACGGGCCGACCGTCTCCCAGTTGCTGTAGATCAGATATGCCGCGCCCGCAATCGCTGCGACCGCGATGCCGATAGGGTTCATGAGGAACGCGCGCCCCAGCAGGAAGACGGCGCGCGCGGCGATCAGCACGCCTTTCGCGAAGAACGGAAAGATGTAGGTGCCGATCCGAAGGAACACCGCCGCGAGCTGAACAGCCGACGAAACAGGCCCGATCAGGATGATTGCGCCGAGTCCGTACAGAACGTTACGCAAGCCGCCGACCGCCGAGACGAACGCATCGATTCCGTCCAGCACGCGGATGATTCCCGTTCCGAGCGCTTCGAACCCGCCCGACTCGACCCAGCCTTGAAACGCCTTCGCGACGCGCGCAATGTAGCCGCCTACCTTCTGCTGCAGCAACTCCTTGTTCGCGCCGATCCACTCGGACACCGCCTTGACCGCAGCCATCACAGACGGCGCAGCAACCGCAAACGCGGCGGCGATCTGCACCTTGATCTGCCGCGAGATCAGCCCGAAGCTGTCGCCGAGGTCGTCGAGCTTGCCCGTCGCTTCGTCTGACAGCACCGCGCCGAGCCGCTTGGCGTCGTTCTGCGCGTCGATCAGCGCCTTGCCGCCGCCCTTCAGCGTGGCGATCATCTTCGCGCCAGCCTTCCCGAAGAGTTCCATCGCGATGCGCGTGCGCACGGCGGGGTTCTCGTTCTTTTCGAAGGCATCGGCCAACTGCGGCAGCACCGACTCGACGCTCCGAATCTGCCCCTTCGCGTCGCGCAGCGGAATGCGCAGTTTCGTGAGCAGGTGAAGCAGGCTATCGTCCTTGCCCGCGCCCGCCTCAGCGAGCCCCTTGTTGAGCTTCGTGACGGACTCGATAAAGTCCTCACTCGACACGCCGCTCGCCTCGAACACGGTCTGCAGAGATTGCAGCGGGCCGATCGCGACGCCTGTCTTGTCTGATGCGTCCTGCAGCGCACCTGCATATTCGAGCGCGCCCTGCGCCGCATGGAGCGCGGCGAACCCGACCGCGCCGAAGCTGATCGCCGCGGGCAATCCGACACTGCCGAGCAATCCGCGGCTCGCGCCGCCGAGATCGCGAAACGTCTTGTGCGTGGCATTGATGCCGGTGCGCACCTTCTGAAGCGTCGGCGAGATCTTATCGACCGCGGTCAGGATCGCTTTTAGTTGGAAGGAATCAGCCATCGTCCGGTGTCTGTTGTTCAGCGATGCGCAGCGCGTTTCGCTCGTATCGATTGAAGTCGGTGAGCGAGAGCGCCATCACCTCGGCGGGGCTGATCTTCCAGAAATACGCCAGGTCGAAGACGCGTTGCTCGAACGCCTCGGTCTGGCGCGCAGCCAGTTCCTCGGCAGCCAGTTCGTCTTCTTCCACGACCCCTCGCTTACGCGCCGACGGTGGCCGCGTCCTGACCGAAGAAGCCCATCACGTGCGCCTGCAGCGTGGAGAGATCCGCGATCGCCAGCTGCTCGACCGACGACATCGGGATTTTCGCGAGGCGCACGACGTAGCGCGCGACGACCTTCGGCCGGAGCTCGACACCCTGCCCGTCGTCGCTCTGCACGACGAGGTAGGGATAGCCGAGCTCCATCACGTCTTTCGCGGTCGGGTCGCGCAAGTCGAGCTCCTGCGTTTCCTCGCCGTGCGCCGAGATCGGCTTGCTGAGTGTGACGATCATTGCCAGATTCCCTTCGTGCCTTCGAATTCGAGGTCGATTTCGCCGTCCTCGCCCTTTGCCGTCGGTTCGCCGACGAGATACGCGCCCGAAAGCGTGTGCACCTTGCCGTTGCCGAACTCCGACGTGATCGTCATATCGGTGCCGTTGATCAGTGTGTCAATCGGGAAATCTGGCATGAAGATCGCCGTCAACTTCGTCGAAGGGACGCGGGTCGTTTCCTTGTAGCCGACCGGGCCTTTCGTGCTCGACACCGTCTCGCGCACGACCTCGCCGACGGTGCATTCGAGGCTGCCTTTCACCTCCAACTGCTCGCCGTCGACCTTCACGAAGCACATCCCTGCTACGCGCTTACCCATGTGCTACTCCTTAATATTGCAGGCGGAACTGTGCGAGCACAGCGAACACGCGCAGCTGATTGACGAGATCCGGCGGGAACAGCACGTCGAGCCGGTTCGGGTCGTCGGCGTTGCGCTCGACGATCAGGTTTTCGGCGAAAGCCTTCGCGTTCTCGACGAGGCCTTCGTCCTCCATCTGCGCATACACCGATGCGAGTTCGCCGCGGATCACGCTCGGCGTGACGATCGCCGCGCCCGCACCGAAGTGCGTGCCGTCGTCGGCCAGCTTGTGACGCGGGTACTTCGTCGTGATCACGCTACGCAGGCGGCGGATGATCGCCGCAAGCTGGTGCATCGTTTCGCTGTCGAGATACGACGGATCGGCCTGCCCCCAGAGATTCTTCTGGTACGTCGTGATCGCGCGCTCGATGCGCACGACGCCGCTCACCGTGTAGCTGGTCGCAATACCCGACGAAAGCAGCGTCTGACGCTCCGTCTGGATGAAGCGATTGCTCGCCGGCGCCGCCGTGATGCCGGTCAGTTCGCCGGTCTGCGTCGGTCGCGCCGGATCGGCGGCGATGAACACCGCGTTGCGAGCGCCGTATGCCGCTGCATATTCCCAGACGGGATTCGGCAGGAGCGTCGGCATGCCCGCGATCGTCCCGTGTTGGTCATTGCGGAGGACGCCCGCAGCCTGCAACGCCGAAAACGTGCCGCGCAGCGCGCTGTACACGTGCCCGTAGATCTGACGGTTCCACGCCCAGCGGCCCGTCGTGTCGTTCATCACAGTGCGGAACAGGTCGAGGTTCGTCGTGTCCGCATACGGATGGATGATGAAGTCGTACTCGTCATCGCCCATCGCTGCAATCGCGCTCGTCAGCGACGGCGCCGCCGTGCCGCCGTTCATCGCCGTCACAGCGACCGACAAGCCAGCCGGCGTCGATTCGCCGCCCGCCGCACCCTTCATGTTCATCTGAAGGAGCAGGTCGTTGCCGAGCGCGCCCTTGTGCCGCGCGGTCACGGTTACAGTGCCCGTCGATGCCGATGCCGTCACAGGCAGATCGGTATTCGCGTTGATCGCCGCGGCCAGCGCGGTGGCGCTCGTCGCTGCGGTGTCGGACGCTGCAACAGCGATCTGCACGCGGTCAGCGCCGATGTATGCGCTCAGCGTGCCCGCGGCCGTCGCGGTGCCCGTGATGGCGAACGAGCCGGTCGCGGCGACGCCTGCGCCCGGATCATCCACGGCGAGACACCACACTTCACCGGACGAATCTCCCTCGCGATACTTCGCGTGCATGCGCGCGAGCATCGAGCCGACGCCGAACAGGGTCTTCGCCTGGTCGCTGCGCGACACGAGCTGCGGCACGTTCGAGGCGCCAGTGCCGGCGGCCAGCTTCTGGCCGATCAGCAGCGTGCGAACGGCCTGCGAGAAGTATCCAGCCTGGCTGTTGTCGACTTCCGCATAGAAGAGCGGGACTCGATTGTTGGCCGAAACGGTTTGAAATGGCACGGTCATTATTTGGTCCCTTTCTTCACGGGTTGCGATTCGCCATCATCGGCGGCGACTTCGGTCACGTCGCCATCTTCAATGCGGCGCAGCCAGTAGACGTTCGGCTCGACCTCTCGGCCTTTTTCGGGCAAATAGCCCCCCTTCTCCGGGTCGGGCACTTGCCGACCGGATACCGGTTTGATACGCATGGGTTGCTCCTATGTTTGCGGGAGGTCGATTTTTGCGCCGGCCTCGGCGCGGCCATCCGGCCCGGGTGAACCGCCTTCGTAGGCGTTCGGGTCGTCTGGAAAATCCTGTTTCGGATGGTTCGGGTCAGCCGGGTCAATCGCGTCGACCTTCACGTTCAGACCGTTGAGCGTCGGCAACTCGTTGTCGCGCACCCACTTCCACGTGTCCTCATACGAGATGTCGTAATCGGCCTTGAATTCGAACTGGTAGTAGAGCCGCGCGCGATCCATCTGCAGCAGCGCGCCGCCGTCATACTCGATCTGGTCGTAATCCTCGCCCGGCTCCCAGCCGACGAGCGTCTGGAAAAGCACTTTCCGGATGTCGTGCACGCTCGTGATCGCGCCCTGCCCGCGTTCGTCCGCGGTGTTGCTCAGCACGACGATCACAGCGAACGAGTCCTCGACCGTCTGCCGATAACTATTGCTGCTCTGCTGCTGATCCGGGTTCTCGTCGAGCGGCACAACGTACGCCGCCGGCACCGGCAAGTTCGCGGCCTCCGGCAGAATCTTGAACTGCGCCGCGCCCGCGACGCGCTGCGCGAAGATCGGCGCGCGCGCACGGAGATGTTCGATCACTGCTTCGAGATTCATCGCGGAATCAGCGCGTCTTTCAGCGCCGCCTTGATTGCGTTTTCCGAAACCTCGCGGCGCTTGTCGAGCGCCACGGTCATGTAGTTCTCGCGCGGCTCAATGCGCCACCCGCTGCCCTGCTCACCGCCCTGTCGGCGCACGCCGTACCAGAGGAAAGCGGGATAGAAATCCTTGCCCATCTCAGGCGTCTTCTGCGGCGCGATTCGCACGAGGAAGCCCGAGCGGCTCACCTTTGATTTGATGCTGCGCCAGAGCGTGCCGCTGTCGCGCCCGGGATACTCGCCTGGCCGAGACAGCGCGCGCCACGCAACGAGCCGTCGTGCTTCTTTCTGGATGTCGCGCCCGCGCGCGCGCATCACCTTGCGGATCTTCTTCTTGTCGAAGTCGATTCGCGAATGTCCTGTCCACCCGACGTGGACTTCGACGCCGTCGCTCATATCGCACCCAGCAATTCCGCATCGATCGCGACGCGATCGCGGCGCCCTTCGAGGGCGATCGTTCGCTTCACGCGATACCGGTCGCCGGCGTATTCGACGACGTGCTCTGCCGTCACAGATGCCTCGGTAATCTGGCTCGACCTACGCACGGTGAATCGATGCGTCACGGATTGCTCGAGCTGCTTCGAGCCGAAGAAGATGCCGCTCGAAACGGGCTCGACCTTCGCCCAGATGCGCAGGCCTTCATCGAACGTCTGCTCGATACCGAATCCGGAATCGGGCACGTCCGTCCAGCGACGCACCGTGACGCGCTTGTCGAACTCGTTGATGTCGGTCGTCATCACAACTCCGGCGATGCGTATCGCTCGATCAGCCCTTCGATGAAGCGGCCCGGCGTTTGAAAGCGTTGGTTTGTCGTCGAAGCCTCGCGATTCTCATAGAGCCCGCCGATCTGGATCTTCATCCACACGATGATCGACTTCGGCATGTTGCTCACATCAAACGCGCCGCACTTGAACGTCACAACGACATCCGTGCCGCGGGGCCACGTGCTCACCGGCATCAGGAATGCGCCGGACATGAGCCGGTACTGATCCGCCGCCAGTGTCGCGAGCGCTCCAGTGTCGTCCTGATAGGCGACGCTCGTCACCTCCGTGACGTCCTTCCAGAGGCGCAGCTTCCCGCAAGGAAAGGTATCGCCGCGCGATTCGCAGGTTTGCAGCAACAGCGGGCGCTGAAGTTCCTTCTCTGCAGTCTCGCGCGCCGCGACGATGAAGCCGGAGATCTCGTCGTCATCGTCGGCGCCGTCGACGCGCAGATGCAGCTTCGCCTCTTCGAGACTGATTGCCTCGGTGGACGGCGGAACGGTGACGAACAGTTGCACAGCGGGCTCCTTACTTGAGCGATTCGGCGTACTTCACTGCATCGGCATCGTCGTCGACGACACCAGCAGCCTTGGCGGCCTTGAGCGTGCCAGCGTCGAGCTCGACAACGTCGTTCGGCTCGCCGTGCTCGCTTGCGACCAGCACGCGCGCCTTCGTGGTTTTGGCTTCTGCCATGATGCGATCCTCAGTTCATTTGAAGGAGAGCGGCCCGCGTGAGCCGCTCCGCTCGCTCAACCCGGCTTAGGTCGCCGAGTTCTGATACAGCTTGACCGCGCCGCCGACGTCGATCAGGTTGCCGCCTTGGCGGTTGAACGCCACGAAGCCCACCTGGCCGTTCAGCGTGAACGCCGAGTCGGTCATGCGGAACATCGTCAGGTCCATCACCTCGCGCACGATGTACTTGCTGAAATCGCCGAACGCGATCGACTTCGCGTTCGCGGCCATCGCGGGCATTTCCTGCGCGATCGTGATCGGGCGACCGAGCAGACGGTCCGGCGCGCCGCCGGGGTTGCCTTGCTCATAGCCCGGCACGAAGATCGGGCGACCTTGCGTGTCCTTGATCTTGCGGATCACCTTGAGCGACGAATCCGCCATCAGGTAGCCAGCAGCCGCGCGATAGATCGGGTCGACGCTGTGCTCGAGGTCGATCAGGTCGTCATAGATGACCGTGGCCGTCTGGCCGGTGGTGCCCGTCTTGCCGACAGTCGCCGCGGTGACGATGCCGGTCGGCTGACCCGTGCCGCTGCCGGTCGTGAAGTGCGCAGCCGTGATGCGGCCGATGCGCAGCGCGAGCAGCGCCTGAATGTAGCCTTCCAGATCGAACATGCTGTCTTGGATCAGCTCGAACGGCAGCGCGATCTTCTTCGACGAGTACTTGTACACGTCGAGCGTCTTGTTGCCGAACGTCGTGTCGAGCGCCGTAACAGCCGTGTTCTGGCCGACGATTTCGCCCTGCTCTGCCGTGGCGTCAGCCGTCGGGAAGTTCATCTGCGCGCCCGTGCCGGTCTGCAACGTGGTCGCCACCGAGCGGATGCCGCCGAATGCCTTCATCGCCTGCGTGAGCTGGCGGAAGTACTCGGTCGCCACCGTGTAGCCACCTTCGCCCGGCGTCGTCGTGGACATCGCGTTGCGGATGTCGCCGATCGCCTGACGAGCTTGCAGGCGTGCGAGGTCGTCCTGTGCCAGCGCGCTCATGCCGCCGGTCAGGTATGCGCGCAGCGCGCGCGACTCGTCGCCGTGCGCGCCCGGCGTGCGGGTGAACTGATTCACCAGGCCGTCGGTATTGCCGTTGAGCGCGTTCGCCGCGATCTTCTGCAGGTAGTCTTCGTTCCGCTTGATCTCCGCGTTGACGCGGTCGATTTCGGCCATGCCATCGGCATACGCCTTGTCTTGTTCCGCGCCCCACTTGTCGCCCTGGTGGTTTTCCATCAGATTGGCGATGTTCTTCGCGAGTGCGTCACGGCGCTCCCGCAGTTGCTGGATGCTCATATCCTCTCCTGTTGAGAATGAAAAAAGCCGCCTCACGGGCGGCTTGTATCGAACGCGGGAGCGCGTCAGATTCGGTTTTGAAGGTCCAATCGACGCTTCATTGCAGCGAAATCGGGCGCCACGCGGGGCGGTTCGGCGGGCGCTTCGGGCTCGTTCACGACCGGCGGCGTTACGGGCGGCTCGACGTTCGCGCGCGGCGCATCGGGCGTCGGGGCGTTTGCGTATGCGCCGAGATTCCACGCCGACGCTTGCGCCTTCTCTGCCGGTTGTGCGACGCGATCGGCGAAGCCATTCGCAATCGCCTCTTCCGAGTTGAACCACGTCTCGGCGGCCATCCACGCGGCGATTTCCTCGGCGTCTTTGCCGGTGCGCTTCGCGTAGGTGTTCGCCAGCGATCCGTCGATCTTGTCGAGCAGATCCGCCTGGCCGCGCATGTCGTCGGCATTGCCCACGCCGATCGTCCACGCCTTGTGGATCATGAAGAACCCGCCTTCCGCGATCTCGATCTCATCGGCCGCCATCGCGAGGAAGCTCGCCGCGCTCGCCGCGAGCCCGTCGATGTGCGCAACCACGCGCGCCGAGTGACCGCGGATCGCCGCTTCCATCGCGCGCGCGCCGAAGACGTCGCCGCCGGGCGAGTTGATGCGCAGATGGATCTTGCCCGCAGTGATTCCGGCCAGTTCCTTCACGAAGGAAGTCGCCGAGACGCCGCCCCAGTAATCGTCCGAAACGATCACGTCGTACAGATACATGGTGACTTCGTCGCCCTCGGTGCTGGCCTCGATGCCGAAGCGCCGCGGCGCCTGTCGGTTCTCATTCAGCAGCTGGAGGATTCGGTTCTGGCGCATTCGTTGCCCCGGTGTTTAGCGTGTCGCCGCCATCTACAGGCGGCAGGTTTTCCATGCGGCGAACCTCATTGACCGTCAGCCAGCCCGGTTCACCGGCGCGACCGAGACCAACTCGATAGCCATCGTTGCGCGTCTTGAAGTCGCCGCGCTCGAGCGTCGCCGCGTTGAACTCGACGAAGTTTCTGGCCGTCTTGAACAGCTTCCGATTGAATTCCTGCTCAATCTTGACCAGATGGCGCTGCAACGTGTACTTCACGAAGCCGATACCCATCTGCTCGACACCGCTGCCCCAGCTCGTCGTCTTGTCGGTCTGGCCGATCATGAACGGCGGCACGCCGAAGATGCGCGCGATGTCTTCAATGCTGAATTTCCGGTTGTCCAGAAGCTGCGCGTCTTGCGGAGAGATGCTGATCTCCTTGACGTCCATGCCGTTCGGCAGGACAACGGGAGCCGTCGTGTTCTTCGCGCCGGAGTAGCGCTCCGCCCACTGGCCGCGCAGCTTATCGATCTGCTCGCTGTTCAGCTTGTCGCCAGACTTCAGCACGAGATCGGGGCGCAAGCCCTGATCGATCATCGTCTCTGCCTGCTCGCCGCCGGCGAGCGCGATCGATGCCGGCTGCCGTAGCACGTGACGAATCTGCGAGAGCCCGCGCAAGCCGTTGAAGCCCGGCCCCGGGACGTGGATCACGTCGTCCTGGTCGAGCGCGATCACGCCTTCAGGCGTCGAGAACAGGTACGCGCGACGCTCCGGGGACGCGCGAATCACGTCCACGCATAACGGATGCATCGGCTCCAGCCACTTCACGTCCGGCGAATAAGGCGACACGCGGTGAATGCGCATGAACAGATCGCCTTCGAGCAGCAGCGACTGCGCGCCGAACTCCCAGCCGACCGGCGCCGACCACGTCGGATGCATCTGCTCATTGAGCAGCCACCAGAGCGGCGGCCGATATTTCTTACGGCTGTCGCCTTCCGTCTGATATGTCTCCAGCGTCAGGCTCGCCAGCGCGCCGCCGATCAGCGACACGCACGCGTAGACGGCGGACACGCTCATCGCGCTGCGCTCGCTGATCGCGCGGCCCGCCCCGACGTGGCCTGTCAGCCACGCATAGGCTTCGGTGCCCGGCGTGATGCCGGAAACGGGCACGGAGTTCGCCGGCCCTTGAGCGCGAGCGGCTTCCCGCTCCGCGCGCCACGACGTCAGGATCACCGATCCCGGCGTGCGCACGCGCTGCTCGTTGTACCAGGGCTGAGTCATAAGGCGATGATTTCCGGGTCCGCTTCGGGTTGCTTGTTCAATATGCGGCCAATCGCCATGATCAGCGTGACCGCACCATCTATCTTGTTGTCGTCGCCCTGCTTGATCGGGCGCACGACGTCGTCATTGCCCGGCAAGTGCTTGCCGACCACGTTGCTGATACACCACGTCATGATCGGGTTGCCGTCGTGGTGGAACCGGCCGGACATGATCGCGGCCTCCAATTCCTTCATCGGGTCCGACATGTTCGTATAGTTCTGCACGATCGTGACGGGCGTTAGCCCCTCGTCGTCGAGTTGGTGCGACAGGTTCGTCGCACCGTGCGGATCGATCGGCGATTCGTCGACCGGGCTCAGCTTGTTCGCATCCTTCGCCTCTTCGAGGATCTCGCGATAGTCGATCTCCGCGCCGTCCGTCGCGCGCAGATGCCCGCTGTTGACCCACGCCTGAAACCGTTCGGCCATGCGCCGATTCTCGGAGTTGTTGACCGTGTCCTCGGGCACCCAGAATCGCGGTGCGATGCTGTAGTAATGCCGCTTGTCGTCGATGTCACGCCAAAAAAGACGGGCCATGCTGTTCATGTCGAGCTTGCGCGCAAGGTCGAAGGCTAGCGTGCACGACTGGCCCTCGAACTGCTCAAGCGTCAGCGTCTCGTCGGCGCAGTTCTTCCAGTCTTCGAGGTTGAAGAAGCCCGCTTTCGCCGACGTCCAGACGTTCAGATGCTTCGTCTTGAACGTGTTCGTGAAGCGCGCCGACTTGATCGCGCGCTGCTGCTGGCTCTCCAGATACTCCTGATAGACCGAAATGCCGATGTTCGGATTGGCCTTCGCCAGCACTCGCGGGTCGGTCCAATCGTCGCCTTCGTCGATGGTCCAGATCCAGCCGAAGAGCTCGTCGTCGGGCACCGTGCCCTCAAGCATCTCGATCACCTGACGCCGCTTGTCGTAGCACGGCCCCTCGATGTTCGCGCCCGCCGTCGTGATGATGAACATGAGCGGCTGGCGACGCGCGCCCATGCCGGTCAGCATCGTCTCGTACAGCGCAGACGAATCGTGCTCGTGATACTCGTCGACGATCGCGCAAGACGGCGACGCGCCGTCGCCCGGGTTGCCGATCAGCGGCTCGAAGCGACTGCCGTCTTCCGGCTTGTTCATGTTCGAGGCGTTCACCTCGATCCCGGCAGCTTCGATGAGAAGCGGCGAGCGCTTCACCATCAGCCGCGCGGGACGAAACACTTCCCACGCCTGCTTCTCGGTCGTCGCGCCGCTGTACACCTCGGCGCCGAACTCGTCGTCGAGCACGAACATGCCGATACCCACGCCCGCGGCGATCACCGACTTGCCGTTCTTGCGGGGCACTTCCCAATAGCTTTCGCGGAATCGGCGCTTGCTGGTGCGATTGTTCACCCACCCGAAGGTGCACATCAGGCCGAACTTCTGCCACGGCTCGAGCGTCACGAGTTGGCGCTTGAACGCCCACTCGCCCTTCGTGTGTGGCATGAGCTCGATCAGCGCGAGCTTCTTCTCAGCCGCGACCGGATCAAACTTCCACTTGTAGTTTTTCTTGCGGCTCGCCGCGAGGTCGTCCAGGTGGCGCTGGCACGCGAGCTGGATGTACCGGCACGCCGGCCGTTTGCCGCGCACGACGTCGCGCGCGAACTGGAGCGCCTGCTCCACGCGCGAGTACGTTGTTGCCATGTTGGTTTAGCTGCCGAGCAGCGCGCCGAAAGGGTTGTCGGTCTTTTTCTTGCCGCCGCCCATGAGCCGCTGTCGACTCGACGGGTCCAGTCCGAGCATCGCGCCGAACGTCGCCATCTGCGAGGCGGACTCTTTCACAACTGTCGCCGCCGGGTTCTTGGTCGGCCCGCCCTGCGCGCCGAGTACGACAGGCCCGTTGCGCACGACATCCGCCTGCGCGACGCGCCAATTACCGTAGGCTGAGCAGAACAGCTCGACGATGTGCAGGTCGGTCATCTGCAGGATCTTCTGCGAGCAGAGAAGCGGCACGACTCGCTCCCACATGTCGCGCGCCTCGGCGACGATCCACTCTGGCGCATCGATGTTCTCGACCAACCCGAAGTCGGGTTCGTCCTTATTCAGTGCTCGCTTGCCCGGATTGCCGGCCAACTCCTTTTTGGCCGTGGGCTTGGCGCGGCGTCCGGAGCGGCCCGGAACTCCGGCCATTTTTCCCTCCGTTTGCGGCGATTTTCCGCCGGTTTGGCGTTGTAACTTTTACTCGCCGCCGAACCTCCGGCCGGCGAAACCCGAATTTCATTTTTCGCGGTTGTGAAAATTCGGCTGGGCGGACGGTCCCAAGGCCTTCCGCGCCAGACTTTCGAGGCCCCCCGGCCGCTGGCGGGCGGCGTGGCAGCCTCTAGGCTGGCCGCAGGCGGGCTGCCTGCTGCGCGCGCGGGGCTCACCGTGCCTTCGGCTCGCGCGCCGTCTTGTCCTTGTGACAGACCTTGCAGATCGACTGCAGGTTGCTGTCGTCATCCGATCCGCCCTGCGCTTTCGGCAGCACGTGATCGACTTCGGTTGCGATGGTCACTCGACCCGCACGCCTGCACGGCTGGCACAACCCACAGTCACGCAGAAGGATTCGTTCGCGGCGCTTCACCCAGGCGTTGCCGTAGCCGCGCGCATGACGATTGCCGCGCACCGCGTCGGGCTTCCACTTCACCTCATCCGCTTGGTGCTTCTCGCAATAGTTGTCGTTGCCCGAAACCAGAGCGCCGCATCCTCGATGCTTGCATGGTCGCTTCGGTCGAGCAGGCATCAGTCATCGCCTCGCGCGAACAACTCCGACGTGTCGTCAAGCGCACGCGCAAACACGAATGCAGCACGCGCCCACATGTTCAGCCAGATGCTGAAACCTTCGAACACATCGTCGACGTCGAACATGGCGCATCCAAACTAGGTGAGAACACAGCCGCAGCTTCCGGGAATGGGGATTCGCACACGCGAGGGGAACGGGTTGCGCTCTCATTCGCGCTCGCTGCCCCGTATGTGACGCCGGGTTCCAGCCCTGAGCAGTAAGCGCGGATCAGAACGCAAAAAGCCCGCTCAGTGGCGGGCTTCTCTCAGGCTACCAACTCGACTTTCTCTTGAGGCACCGATCCCTCCTTACGAGGATCGATAAGCTCACGCCGAAGCGGAATTGGTAATCTGAGCAGCATTCTAGCGAAACTCTCAGGGTTTACAAGCGATTTCTTCAACGAGGCTTCGGCTTCTGCGCAGATCAGATTCCACGGCCGGCCGCGCAGGTTGATGCCGTGCAACTTGCGCATACGCGTGACCACCTGCACGTCGCTCATCCCCCAGATGTAGTGGTACTTGAGGATGAACTTGTGCACCGGGTGCTGCATCGACGACCACGCGCGCTCCACCAGCCATGCATCGAGTTCGTCTTTCGACAGAGACACGGGCGCACCCTCGTACTTTCCCTCCGAATCCCTGATTGATACGTACCAGCGCGCCCACTGCGCGCAAACGCCTGCCTGAAACTTTGGCAGGCGCACCACACGGGCCCAATTGTCGAGCCGCTCCCCGAAAGTTTCGAACGTCATCCTATTTCCCCATTCCATATTTAGGACCACTACACTCTACTTCATTCGTCTAAGCTAAACAATTGTTTCTTAAGACATTTCTCCAGTTTACGCGCACTGCTCGACCTCGAATCCGAACGCCTCGGCGACTCTGAGACGACAGATCGCGACCTTCGGCGACTCGTCGACCATGATCCCGTGGAAGACCGGGTTCATCTGCGATTCGGCCAGCCATTCGAGCTTGCCGTCCTCGCGCACGCGCGGATAGGTCACATAGCGCTGACGCTCGGCGATCGGCGCGGCGATGTGCCAGTTATCGGACGGCTGATACTGGATGTAGCCGACGGACTGGACATCGACCTGGCACCAGTCCATGCCGCATGCGCGCTTCACTTCGGCCTGCATGCCTTCGGCGCGCGCCGTCCAGTAATCGAGCCACGCGCCGGAGAGTTGAGCAACATTCATCGCCGCGCCTCCCATTGAAGCCACGCCGACAGACCGAAGGCACAAACGAAAGGCCACACGACTACGAAGACGATTCCTTGTGCGTCGGGCGTCATTTCGTCACCTTCGCGGGTTGCGGCAAATTCCAGTTGCGGCGGCGAATGCCGAGCGCGGCGTACAGCGGATCGAAATTGTCGGGTAGCGTGTTCATACGGCCTCTCTCACGTCCATCTCTGCCATGCCGCTCGCGAGGAACGGCGCCAAGGTTTTCTTGTTGTCGTCTATGTAAGCCCGAGTTCGATACACACCGGGCTCTACCCACGCATCGTCGAGAATCGGTATCCCGGTGCGCCGATCCTCGGGAATCCATGCGTCAACCCAGACAAACGGCCTCGTCGTGCTCTGCACTCGCGGAAGCGCAAGCCGATACACCATCGTTTCGAGCCCCAGCGTCAGCTGGAACCGCTCCATTGCGTACCGCTTCCCGTTGCGCCCGCGTGGCGTGCGCCACCCTGTGTGGCTCGGTATTCGAATCCAGCAACGCACCTTCTTCCTCCTTCAAACCAAGCTTCACGGCGCGCGCCGGCTCCCAGCGCGCGTATGCTGCGTTCCACAGGGCACGCTTGTGCTCGCGCAGGAATCGCTTGCCCTGGTCGTATTCGTGATGGCACGTCGGGCACCCCGGCACCGTGAAGACGTCGGGCGTCTTCATCCCCATGCCCTTTCCTTCGTTGCGGTGCGCCGGCACGCTCGTCTTCGGGTTGCTCGTGCACACGCCCGGGATGCGCAGATAGCACGGCTCGTCACGGCAGGCGTCGCGCATGCGCTTGTCCTCGCCCGACTTACGCTTCGTCGCGCGAAGGCGCTTCTCCACGCGCATCTCTGCCGTCGCCCGGTCTGCAGTGTTCGTGAACGGCGACTTGCGTTTGAAGCCGCTCGACTTGAGCGGCGTCTTGCGCGCGAGCGGCGTGGAGCGCTTCACGCGGCCTCCGCTTCGTCGAGCAGCTCGATAACGGCGTCCTGCGAGATGACCGGAATATCGCCAGCCAGGCCGACGATGTGACGCGCCTGCATGACGCGCAGCCCGAGCCCGCGTGCGAGCGCGTGCTCGACCGTCGCGCCGCGCGATTGCTCCCAGCCCTGCAAGAGCGCGATGCCGTCGCACGTCACGAGCTCGCGAATGTCCGCGCGCATGGCCGTCAGCCAGTCAGGATTCGGGCCGACGTCGATCTCTGCCGGGTTGACGATCTCGAAGCCCAACGCGCGCAGGCGCGCCGCCTCGGCATGGAACGCCGGGAAGTTCAGTTCCGGGTAACCGGACATCGGCCCGGCCAGGTAGATGCGGATCATGCTGCGATCCTCCCGACACGGCACATGGCCTGCATGCCAGCGATCAGCACGTCGACCGCTGTCGCAACCACGCGCGCCTTTTCTTCGACCTTTGCCGTGATCTCGCTCGACGGCGGGAAGGACTTGCCCGTCCACCGGTACATGTCAGGTTGCGGACCAGGAAGCGTGCCCTTCGACTTGCCGAGTCGCTCGACGTAGCCCTGCCCCTCCAGCGAGGCGAACGTGTGCTTCAGCACGTCGCGAGATTTCTCCAGATCCTCCGCGATCGAGCGGATCGTCGCGTGCCGGCGGCGCTTCAGCGCTTCGAGTACGACGCGCTGCTTCAGCGGCATCACCTTGTGTGTTCTCTTCGGTCGCGCGCGCGTGCTCAGATCCTGCCGCGCGTAGTTTTGATTGCCCCGCATCACTTCACCTCCACGATCGTTAGTCCCCGCGCCGCCATCAGATGGCGTTTGATGCGGTATCCCTCGGTTACCCGGCCCTTCACGTCTTCAATCACCTGCGCGCCGCCCTGCTCGTACACGAAGTCCGCGACGTAACGCAGCGCCGGGCGCTTCCGGCCAGCGATCACGACTGGCTCAGCCAGGACGAACGGAACCTGAAGCTGCAGGTCGCTGATCTCGCCGCGCACCTGCATCTGCACCAGCTCGTGCCAGCGCTTACGCTCGCGCTTGCTGTCGAACTTGATGCCGCCCGCTTCGCACTTCGTGTTTCTGTACTTCGCCGGCTTCTTCGCCGACGCAGCGACCGGATGCGGCGCCGGAGCAGCGAACGGATCCAGCGGGTCGTCTAGAGCGGCCGTCTGCGGCGGCACGCCCGTCTTCTCGTAGATCCGGCGCTGCGCGGTCGTCATCGACATCGCGGGCTGACGCACCGTCGCCGTGCCGAAGCGACCGTCTTTGATCGCCTCTTCCGGGTATCGGAGCGCGGTTGCTCGTTTCGTCATGCCGCGGCCCTACAGCGAATCGGATTGAACCGGCATGCCGAATTACCGGAGACGTATTGCCACTCGGGCAGGTATGCGCAGTTGCGGAAGCCGCGGCGATGCATGCGCTCGTGCCCGGCCTTCGCGAATGCGTGTTGGCAGTTGCGGCAGGTGTTCATGCCGCCTCCGTGTTGCCGTTCTTGTCGCGCGGGGCGTCGTTGAGATACGCGTACAGCGCCTCGCCACGCTCTTCGCTCTCGCGGCTGACCGCGGCGAGCAGGTATTCCATCCACGGGCCCGGACCGAGCGTCTTGCAGACCTTGGCCTTGAATTGCTCGAAGTACTGGAAGCGCGCTGGGTCGATGTTCAGGCGCTTACCTTGGTCACGCCAGCCGGCCTCGCCCGTCCACCAGCCATCCGGCGCGTCGCCGGTGACCGCTTCTCCGGTCGATTCGTCCTTCGCTTCCCAGATGCCCGTCCAGCCGCGCAAAACGGATTCATCAACCGCGATCACGATGTCACGCCCTTGACCGTGGAGCTTCGTGAGCTTCTTCAGCGTGACCCTGGCGGCCGGGTGGGTCCAAGGAATGTCAGCCTTCTTTTCCTTCGCTTCGCGGTGCTCACACCAGTCGAGCCACGCATCCAAAGGTAGCCATGCAGGCAGTTCGATTTCTCGAAGTTCAAGATGCAACGCAGTTCGCGGCGCAGTCCGCGCGAGTTGGTCGTTGCCTTTCTGTTCCTCTGGTAGTTCCTTGGTAGTTCCGTGTCCCAAATTTGGGACCGTTTCGGCGGAAATTTGGGACTGTTTCCCGGAAGATTTGGGACCGTTCGAATCCAAATCTGGAACTGTTCCGTTTTTGGAACTGTTCCGTTTTTGGGCTCCTTTAACAGTGCCGTTTTCGGAACCGTTCCGAATTTGGGACCGTTTCGTTTCAGGAGGCCCGATTTCGACGGCCTTGCCTTCGCGATTGGTCATCGTGACCTTGCTCGCGCCGACGGGGCGCGTAATCTGATAGACGACGATCTGTCCCGTGCGGCCGGTGCGCTCGCCGGTGTCTTCCAGATAGCCAAGCTCCTTCAGGCGCTTGATGTTCGCGAGGATCGTCTTGCGATCCTGCTCGATGAACTGCTCGATCGCGTCCATGCTCGCCCAGACCCGGAAGTCTTCGTTGGCGAAATCGGCCAGAGCGATCAGCACGCACTTCGGCGAGCTTTTGCCGACGCGCTGCGCACGAACCCAGAATGTCGCTGTAACGCTCACGGGCTAAGCCTCCAGACGCTGCAGGTTGCGCGCCATCCACTTGCCGGCAATCCACTCGATGCCCTTCGGTGTGAAGCGTGTTTGATTGAAGGCGTAGGCGTGGTCGTCGTGCGTGACGCCCGCTTTGATCTCGAAGCGACCCGCATCGATGTGCGGCTGATACGGCACAAGGCGGCCGCCGAGCTTGTAGACGATGTTGGTGTCCAGCAAGAACGCGCGGAACTCGTTCTCCTTCGCGCCGAGGAGCTTGCAAACCTCGCGGAAACCCTTGCTGCCGTCAGCCTCAACGTAGCGGCCGACGAATTCGACTGCGGGCTTCTGAGAAGCGATCAGCGCGGCTTGTTGCTCGATCTGCTCAGCCTGCTCGGCGGCGAGGCGCAACGCCTGTGACAGCGTCTTCGGAACCTGAACGGCGCTGTAAGAGCCCGTCTTGCGAATCGACGGCAGAACCTCATGAGTGATCCACCGCTTGAACTGCTTCGCTTCGGGCTTGCGCGAACGCATGACGAGCGAATAAAGCCCCGACTCGCTAACCGTGCGAACCTCTTGCCGGCCGCCAAGGGTCTCAATAGTGCTGACACCCTTTTCGTCATCGTCGAGCGGCATCAATGCCATCGACGTGTTGCCAATTTCGAGTGCAGCGCAAACGTCTGACGCGACAAACCACGGCTCGCCGTCGGCCGTGGCGATCAGTCGAATCGGCATCGCCTCAAATTGGAACGGGATGATGTTCATGAGTGAACTCACAGGTCGTTGTCTTGACCGCACGGCAGAGAGCCGTCGGTGCGTTGCTTCGCGCCACAACCGATGCAGACCTTCAGCTCTTCAGCCTCGGCTTGCTCCTGGTATTCGGCGGTGAGCGGGCCGTCGAAGAAACGACCCGTCGTGATGAAGTTCGGGAAAGCGGGGATGTACATGATCACTCCGCCATGCCGCGCAGGCGCGACGCGATGCTGAACAGGACTTGCGCGTGCTTGAAGATCTTTTTCTCGACGTGGTCGACTTCCTTCATGTCGACGCGGCCGTCCTGAAGCGTCTTGCAGATCTCGCTGCCGACGTCGCCGTGAGTCGACCAGGCTTCGCCCATCAGTTCGACGATCGCGGCGTCCGAGCACGCCTCGACGTTCGGCATCTTCACCAGCGCGTAGCCGCGCTCGCGGGCCCATGCTTCGAGCACACGGTCGTCGTCGGCCATCTCCGCGATCTGCACGGCGTTCATCAGCGTCGCCTGGTGCGTCTCCGTGTTCGGATTGACCTTGCTGCGAAGGACTGCCGCCGACATGCCGAGCCGCGGCGCAAGAGACTCACAGCCGCCTTTGTAGGCGTGCGCAACGGCGTGCAGGGTGTCGAGAATGTTCACTTGAATCTCCGAACGAACGTATTTACTAAGGGTTGTTACCGATACAGTTGCATCAAGAAAACAAGACAACGGGGTACATCTGTGGAATCAATCAACCTCTTCCATCCCTACTCCGGCGACGAGCGACAGCCGCGCTTTGTGTAATCTGGCTACGTGATCCCGGCCATACACCCGGATGAGCACGAGCTCGCGGACGAACTCTGAAATCCCCATTCCAGCGTCTGTCGCAATCCGCTCCAGCTCATCTCGGGTGTCCTCGTCGACCTTGGTCCTCACTTCCGCCGTCAGCTTCCCCAGCGGACTTGAGAACCCAGTTCTCCCTCGTGCCATTCCGTCACCTATTCGCTTGTCCACTCGTCGGGCCCTCGCATCAATGGCCGCTTCGGCGGCTCTACAAACCAATAACAACGGGGTGCAGCAATGAAGTCGTGCTACTGCCTGAGGGGCCAATCCGCCGTAAGCAGTCCTCATCTAGACCGGTTGAAACCGGCAGAAGAAGGACAGGCGGCACTTACTTCGCTGCTTTGGCTGGTCCTGCTGAGTCCGCTTTCAGTCTGCGGATCTGCAGGACCGCTTTCTTCCGAACCTCATCGAGATACGCATCCGGGTAGTTCTTTGCGACAAGCTCAAGGAGCATCGCGCGCACTTCTTTCTGCTCAGCGGCTGTGAGAGGCGCGTCGTTCATGCCGACTCCCTTGCGTTTGCCAGTTCCGGCCAAATGAGATGCCAGTCATCTCGGAACGTCTTGCGCGACACCGCGCCGCCAGTCGCACGTTCGAGCCCAACGCAGTTCTCGGGGCTCGGGAGACGATCGGCGTATCGATGACGCCACTGGCGTATCTGCGCATCGCTCTTCACCCGATAACCGAGCGCCGTCATGCGACGCCGCAATTCGGCAACGGTCGGGGCATTCGGCAGAGAGAGGTATTCGTCGAGGTCCATGAGTTCATTCTAGTAGCAAATGCTACACAAAACAAGGAGCAAATGCTATGAGTAGCATGTGCTACTGTTCGGGAATGAACGACCTTGAACTCAATAACCTCCGTGTTTCACTTCTGAAAGCTGCCATTGACCGGGTGTCCGAGGGCAATATCAGCGAGTTCGGTCGGCGTCTTGGTTACAAAGACGGCGCGTTCGTTCGCCAGATGCTCAATGGCAGCCGGGTCGTCAGCGAGAAGACTATCCGCGCTGTGGAGGCTATTCCGGGTTTGCGGGGCTGGTTCAATTCGGCATCTGTATCCGCTGCACCCTCTGGCACAGAGCACGAAGCTTACAAAAGCGATTCGGCGAATAGCGACCGAAACACCCCGCAAGTCGATTCGCAGCCCGCTGAAAAAGGGGCTACGCTACCTACTCAGATCGACGCCGCAACCCTTACCTCGCCAGCGAGACTGAAGGCTGCCCTATTCCAGACGGCCGCGACCTCGTCTGAGCTGGCGGGCGTTGCCGGCGTTGGCGTCGACGTCGCGTCCCAGTGGCTGGCTGGCACAGGGCCCGAGTTGACGATCTCGCAGGCTATGGCGATCCAGAACACGTACGGGATCAATATGGTCTGGCTGACGAGGGGCAAAGGTGAACCCGGCGTCGCCGTCAGATTCGCGGATGAGTTCAGGCCCATCCCCATTACGCAGTGGAAACCAATTCCAGTAGTAGGCATGGCACAACTCGGAGATAACGGACATTGGGCCGACCTGGAATATCCGGTCGGCCACGGAGACGGATACGTCGACTTCCCGACGCGAGATCCTCACGCTTACGCGCTGAAATGCGACGGCGACTCGATGCGACCGCGCATTCAGGCAGGAGAGTTCGTCGTCATCGAGCCCAGTCAGCCCGTCGAGGCAGGCGACGATGTGATGCTCAAGTCAAAGGATGGGCGCGTGATGATCAAGCGATTCCTATACAAGCGACAGGGCCGCACGCACGTGATCTCAGTGAATGACGCGCATCCGGCAATGTCTTTCACGGACGACGAAATCGACAAAATGCATTTCGTTCGGGCGATCTGCCGTCCTTCTGCGTGGCGCCCTGAATAGAGTGACCGCAGGTTCAAATTGGTCAAGCGGGACGTTGAGACCACCAGTGGCGGCGGCGATGATTCTCAAATGGAAGCCCGCGTAGCGGAACTTGAGTCGACAGTCGAGTTCATCCAGCGAGGCATAAAAGAGCTGAAGGACGACGTGCGCGCGCTAACGGACGACATCTCAGGCATCCGCACAACGGATTTCCGGATAATTTTTGGCGCAATTATCGCAGCGGCCTTGGGCCTCGCCAGCATGATGGCAAAAGGATTTCACTGGATCTAGAAGCTTCTTCAGCTTGCTGAAATAACTCGCTTCGGCGGGATTTTTTTCTTGGCGCCCTCCTTGTCATCCGTGACACGCCTCCTTCTAGAGGCGCCTGCTCAACTCCACTGTGCATTTCCACGCGCCAGAGCACCTCGCTACACGCCCCACGAACGCTGTCACCGCCCGCATCAAGTCAGCGAGCGCCATCCGTCCCTCCTTCGTCCCAACATCGATTCACGCCAGAGCGTGGCCCCCACGGTCATTAGAATTTGTATGTCATTGTCGTCTAGCTCGTCCCACGAGCTCGCCAACCATTTCGCCAGGTTCACGCACGCGCCCTCAATAAAGAAGAAGTCCTTTCCCTCGAAGTTCATTTGTTCAAAGATTGCGATCACATCGTCCGGCGTCGTCATGTTGGCTCCAAGTCGTCCGCCCAACTGTACTCTTCTTCAGCGCGGGCATTCTTAGCGATATGTTGGTAAGCGACCGAGGCCGGTTTTTCGTTTCCAGCGCAACGCCCCTCCTCGCAACGCACCGCTGTTACAAAATTGTCGAAGGTAGTAGCGTTTGCTACTTGCCATATTTAGTAGCGATTGCTACGATATCTCCCATACCCTTGCTACGTACCGCGGGAGATAGAAATGACGCTGGCCCAAATCGGTTTCCGGTTTCTCGTTTCTCCCTCCCGCGTCAAAGGCGAGTGGCACCACGGAGCGCGGTTGCGCAACTGGTCGCAGTTGGTTGGACGGACTGCACCGACATGACCGACGCTCAATTCGACATCTTCATGGGAGTGGCGACGGCATGAACCGCACAATCAACGACAACAGCCTGCTTCGCGACGTCGAGCGCCTGCAGGACGCAAATCGCCTCATCAAGGCAGTCGGAGTCATCAGCATGTACGGCTTTGGCGTCGCCTGCGTGTGGTTCCTCTGCGTGGCAGTTCCGGCAAAGGCGCTCTGGCAATGACTGTTCTGAAGATCTGGGGCGTGATTCTGATCGTGACTGCGGCCTTCTTGGCGCTCGATTCGGAAACGTCGCTCCGCAAAGCTGAAATGGAACGCTGCGCGCATACGCGCTGCATCTAATACTGGTCCCGGAAACGCTCACCTCATGAACGCCTATCAGATAGTAGTCCTTCTGTTCATCGTGACCATGGTTGCTGCAATCGCGTTCGTGCGCGGCGCAGATGCGCGAGCAGCGCGCCTGATGGGCGAGATTGAGCAGAATAAAAAGCGCATTCGCTGGCCGGCTGCGAACTGAATTCCAACCACCGAGCGCGGCCGTCACTATATCCGGCCCTGACTTGATGACGTTGCGCGCCGCCTGACCGTGATGGGCAACCCGATAAGGGCAGCAGGCTTGTAGCGCCATCAACTCAGACAGTATTGAAGTCCCTACGCAGCACTTTGATCGGCGAGTCCGCACCGGTCATCGCCTTCTGGGCGGCGACCTCAACGATGCGCCAAAGATTTGCATTGAGCGCCTGGCCGTCGCCTGACATCGAGCCATCCGATCCGAAGACATCCCCGAGGCAGCTATGCGTCACCTGAATACGGAAAGTCTTACCGCCGATTTGGTGGTTGAAGAAAAGGTCTCCGTCCAAGCGTAAGAATGGCCTGTTCGATGAGGAACTCATGAAGGATCGTCCGATTATATTTTCGATAACCATGGTGCGCGCGATTCTCTATGGAGGCAAGAAGCAGACGCGGCGCGTCGTGAAGATGCAGCCGCCCGCGACGACGCGCGACGTGTTCACGTATCACCATCCGGACCCGCGCGAGCACTTCTATGCGTTCGACGGCGATGCGCTGCTCGATTGGGCCTATCCGTGTCCGTATGGAGAGATCGGCGACCGGTTGCATGTCCGGGAGACGTGGCAGCACAGCAACCACCCGCTCGGCCCGTATGACGATGAGTGCCACGTGTTCTATCGCGCCGACTACATGGATGATCCACACGGCCCGGACGGCGAAAAGTCGCCTGAAGGCAAGTATCGCGAGTGGCGGCCTTCGATTCACATGCCGCGCGCCGCGTCGCGCATCGCGCTTGAAATCACCGGCACGCGCGTCGAGCGGCTGCAGAGCATCAGCGAGGCCGACGCAGAAGCCGAAGGAATCAACTTCCTGCGCAGCGTGCCCGACGCCGATGAGAGGCTCGACGCGCGCAGCCTCTTCCACTACCTGTGGGACGGCATCAACGGCGATGGCGCGTGGGCCGCAAACCCGTGGGTATGGGTCGTCGAGTTCAAGCGCGCCGCATGATCCGCCACCTATCCCCCTTCCGCGCGCTGGTCGAAGCACTCGACGCGCTCGGCCACGCGAAGAAGCCGACGACCGCGCTCATCCACCGCGCTTGCGAGCGCTTCGTGGAGATGGTCGCGGAGATTACGGGACAGCGCGTCACGGTCTGGATCGGCGAAACACCTATTGCGCGCGGCGACAAAGCCGCCTGAAGGATTGAGATGCAACTTCAAACAGACATCTTCGCGGCCGGCGCGCAGCGATTGCAGATGGATGATTCGATCGAAGATCTGATTCGACGTGGCGCGCTGTTCGTAATTAACCACAGCGGCGGCAAAGATAGCCAAGCCATGTACCTGCTGGTCAGCCAGGTTGTCCCAGCGCATCAGATCGTGATCGTGCATGCCGACCTTGGGGAAGTCGAATGGCCTGGCGCTGAAGCGCATATTGAGGCGACAACGCGAGGCGAACCGATTCACGTTTGTCGCGCGCGCCGTACGCTCCTCCAAATGATCGAGGAGCGCGGGAAGTTCCCCAGTCCACAACAACGGCAATGCACAAGCGACCTCAAGCGCGGCCCAATCGAGCGGACTATCCGGCATCTTGGCAACAAGCTGATCGTAAATTGCATGGGGATGCGCGCTGAGGAATCGCCGGGCCGCGCAAAGCTACAGACACTTAGGTTGAATGCTCGGAATTCGAAGGCCGGAAGGAAGTGGTACGACTGGCTTCCGATCCATCACCTCAGCGCGAGTGATGTGTTCGCTACGATCGCCAGCGCCGGACAAAGTCCGCACCCGATCTATGCCGCGGGCATGACGCGATTCAGTTGCTGTTTCTGCATCATGGCAAGCCGTGCAGATCTGACGACTGCGGCGCGTCTCAACCCGGCCCTATACAAGCGGTATGTGCAACTGGAACGATCGACCGGGCAAGTGATGCTGATGCCGACGAAGAAGCATGGCCGGCAAACGCTCGAAGAAGTAACCGGAATCGACGCCGCATGAAGCCCCGAAAACTTCTCGACCGTGCCGCCGCGATCATCGAGCGCGAGGCGGAAGGAATCCGCGCCGCGCACGCCACGTTCGGCCGCTGGGATGACTGCCGCGAGGCGAAACGCGATCACGACGAGATGCTGCGCATCGCCGCGCAGCTTCGGCAGGCTGAAGCGTTTGACGCCGCCTAACCAGCCGTCAATTCAGCGGCGCGTGCAAGCGACCGTCGACGAATCCCAATCCGCAGTGCCAGCAAATGTAGTTCACGCGGCCGTCTGTTCGATTGAGAAACACGAAATGACATTTTTTCACTTTTTGTAACCCCGTATTACAAGCGGGGCGAAATTTACCACAACATCAACTGCGGGTGCTGGAACACATCATGAGCAACGAACTTTTAGTGCGACTCTTCTACGCGGCCCAAGGCGACATCACGCAGTTCCGCATCAAGGCCCGCAGCCTTCTCTCCGCGAGCATCGCCGACACAGCGTCGCACCAAGACGATGTGGCCGTGGACCGGTTCGCGCAGGTAATGAAAGAGAAGATGGCCGATGCTCGCGGGAAAGGCCGTGGAGGATGGGAATCCGCATCGCCCGAACTTCTCTCGCGGATGCTTCGCGAGCACGTTGAAAAAGGCGATCCGCGCGACGTGGCGAACTTCTGCATGATGCTTTGGACCATGAGCGCTCCCATCGCCCCGAGCGCTGACAGCCGGGATGCGCGCTACGACTGGATGCTTGCGATGCTTCGCGCTGATGGCTGGACAGAAGCTGCGATGGACAAGGAAATCGCCGCCATCGCCGCGGAGAGATGCGCAGACGGGAAGGAGGGGAAATGAACAGCCGCCGCTTCCGCAACAAAACCGGATTCGCCGACAGTACCGATTTCGTCGAAACGCATGGAGACGGGATGTCGTATCGAGTGACGCGCAACGGCCATAGATCGGAGTACCTGCCCGACTACGAGAAGCGAGCGCTCGAATTTGTCCGCGACGGGCACTGGATCGAGATAGAAGACGCGTCGAGCGTGGCCAGCAAAGAGGAGCCGAAATGACCGAGCAAACAACCGCGCTCTCATCTGACACCGCCCGCCTCGACTTCATGGTCCGCACTGGCGCAGTCGTGCAGTGGTACGGCGAGACGTGCCAGCTTCAAGCCAGCGCAGGCGTCTTGTCTGGCGCGGGCGAGTTCTACGAATCGGCGCGCGAGGCTATCGACGCGGCAATGACGAAGGAGCAGTCGTGAGAAAACTGACCGCTTTTGAGTGGGCCTGCCTCGCTGTTCCCGTAGTTGCAGCGATCGCGTACCTGATCGCGGAGTGGATCTGATGTGCGCCCGCCGCGGAAGGATGAGTCAGGAATGCGTCAGTTCCATCAGGTCGGGCAGCTTCATGTGCGGCGCTTGTTGAGCCAGCTTGTGAATGAAGGTACGCCAGTACACATCACCGTGCTCTTTGCTGTCCGGATCGTAGTAACCGTACTTGGTTGAAACGTCCGCCATCGCAGCAGCGTCGGCAGATTCGAGAAGGGTTTGGGCTTGGATTTTGTTCATGCCCGCGTTATCGGCGGCAACAGAAAGAACTTTAGGAAGTGGAATGCAGCAGCAGATCGAAGAATTCATGCGCGTGACGCGCGCGTACCTGGAGAGCACGAATGGCAGCAGTACTCGAAGCGCCGCTTGAACTGACCGAGGACGAGCTCGAGCGCATCACCGGCTATAAGCGCCCGTCCAAGCAGATGGAAATGCTCAAGTCGCTCGGCATCCCCGCGCGCCGCCGCCCCGACAACTCTGTGCTGGTAATGCGCATGCACTGCATCGCGCCCACCCAGATTCCCACCGCAACGATAAAGCGCGAGCCACGCGTTAAATGAACCGAAGAAGAAAACATCACCGCGGCCTGCCCCGCCGCGTCATCGTCAATCACGGCGCGTTTTATTTCTTCGCGCCGGAGCCGATGCGCAATCCGTGGACGCAGGAGGAACAGCGCTGGATCAAGCTGTGCCGATTCGAGGAAGGTGAGGCGGTCATGTACGAACGCCTGGGCTTCCTGATGAAGGAGAAGAAGCTCGTCAGCGGCACGATGCCGAATTTGTGCGAGGAATGGAAGCAACGCAAGCTCGCGCGCTACACGCCCGCCGTGCGCAAGGAATACGAACGCATGGCCGATTTCATCGCTGAGAAGCTCGAAGAATTCACCGTCGCCGACGTTAAGGCGCGGACGATCACCGTGTTTCTGCGGAAGTATTTCGCCGAGAAGAACAACACGGCGCAGAAATACGTGAACGTGCTGCGCAAGATGTTCAAGATGGCGATCAGCGAAATGGGGCTGCGCGACGACAACCCATGCGACCAGCTCGACCTGTCCGACTATGAAACGAAGCGCCGCGAGGTGCTTCCCTCTCACGAGGTTATCGCGAAGATCCGCGAGGCCGCGCTGACCGGGAAAGACGGCCTGCCGACCGAGTCCGGCCCGATGTTCCAGTGCATCGTTGATATGGCCTATCTGTGCTGGCAGCGTGCGATCGATGTGCGCATGCTCCGCGACGCGCAGATCGAGGGCGGCGCCATCCGATTTAAACCGACGAAGACAGCGAAGTCGAGCGGAAAGATGGTGGACATCGCCATCACGCCATCGATCGACGCGGTGATCGAGCGCGCCAAGGCGATCAAGCGGAAATACAAGATCATTAGCCCATACCTCTTTCCGTCGACGAAAGGCACGCCGTACACGAAGACGGGCTTGCACTCGATGTGGCGCCGCGCGAAGGAGCGAGCGCAGGTCACCGACGACGTCGTGTTCAAGGATCTGCGCGCACTCGGCGCAACCGATGCCGCGCGTCAAGGCAAAGACAAGAAGCAAATCCAGACGCGCCTCGCGCATACCAGCGGCCGGACGAGCGAGATTTACATCAAGGAAGTGATCGCAGAACGGTCCGAAATGGACGTCGCGCTACCTTGGAGCCCGCCTAATATCGAAACAGGGAACTAGGCTGGATAAGGGTTTCAAGCCGATTAATCTTTGAGCATTTGTTAGGCGTGGTATCATCGCGCCCTTTACTACAGAGCCTTTGCGGCGAGTGAATTCCCGCATGGGGTGCAGGTGGTCGGAGGTTCAAATCCTCTCGCCCCGACCAGACACAAACCCGCGAGAGCCTTGGCTCTCGCGGGTTTTTTTGTGCTTGTTTTTTGTCCGATGTTAGAAGGTTTCTAATATTTTTAGCAGTCGAACCGCCGAGCACGCGCGTCGTGATAGTGTGAATCCGCACAGCATTCGTAGTGTTGAAATGGGCCTCTTTCAGATTGAGGCGAGTGCGGGCACTGGGCGGCGATGTGAGCGGCGGGTTTCACGCGCTAGGTGTGCGTGTCGGCAACGGTCAGATGACGGCAATGTCGCAGAATGAATGTGCGTTTTGGACGCGCGCGATCGGAGCAGATGATGGCGAATCGAAATCACTGCTTCAGATTGCGCTGGTGTGAAATAGCCGCGGCACTCCGCGCCGCTTAACGGTACTGAACGTCCATTGTTCCATGTCGGGAGTCATAGGCGCCCGACGCGTTCGAGCGCGCGGGCCACCTCCTCTCTTTGAGGTCGACTTGGTATCGGGTTCTAAATTGCGCGACTTCCTGCATAGAGGATCTTTCGCAGCCGTCGCGTTTGTCTATTTGCTTATCGCGCCGGTGTGGCATTCGGCCGCCGCGCCGGAATCTGGACGCCCTCGCACGCGAGCCTCTGAGGACCTTACTGGACGACAAGTAACCCGGAGCAACAATGCATATCGAATTCCTCCAAAAAGTTTGCGACATCAACGACTGGAGCGACCCACGCATCGACCACATCATTCGCAACGAACTCCGCTCAACGCCCGACTACAAGCGTAAGCAGTGGGAGTTCGCGATGATCTATCTGGCCCTCGAAGCGAAAGGGAAGATTCACGGCCGCAGCCGCGGCATTGCATTCGGTGCCGGCCGAGAGCGATTGGTCTTCGCCCTGGCGAATCGCGTGGAGCATCTGCTCGCGACCGATCTATACACCGCAGATTCGACGTGGGTCGGCGCCCGAACCAATTCGCCGAAGGACTGGCTTCTATCCGCGGCCCCGTTCGAGGTTGACACATCGCGCCTCGATGCAGCCTTCATGGACATGAACGCGATTTCGGCGGAACCCAACTCCGTCGATTTTTGCTATTCGTCGTGCGCATTCGAGCACATCGGCAAGGAGAAGCAGACGTTCGTCGACCACCTTGCAGCGGTGAAGAACATTCTGAAGGATGGCGGCGTCTACGTGCTGACTACCGAGTTGCACTACGGAGATACGATCGCCAGCCCGCATAACTTCTTCTTCTCGCTACCCGATCTGCTGTCTATCGTAGAAGAATCGGGACTGAGCGCGGACCCGGTATTCGACGTCCGGCCTGCGAAAACCGCCTTGAACCGGCCGTCCATCGATCCCGCAACGTTCGGGTTGCCCGTAGTGTCTCAGCCGGTCGTGACGCCGCTGCGCCATGGCCGTGTCTTCACGTCGACGATGCTGGTGCTGACGAAGCGCTCCAAGCAGAACGCTGTCGAGGTGATGGGATACGACAATACGGCTGAATGGCTGGCGCGACAGTGGGACGCCCTCAATGACGAGTTGTGGTCGGAATGGCGAACCCTGAACGCAAATGCGAAGGTTCCCGCGACCATCGTCGGTCACGATGAGATGATCGCTCCGGATGAACACGACGATGTTCCTGCGTTCCATACGAGCTGGATGCATTTCGGTGATGGACCCGTGCAGATCAATGTTGCGCTGGCCGGGAGTTCGCTCGACAGGGATCTTGTCTGTCGCGTCGTTGAGCGGCCCGCGAATCACGAGGTGGATAGGCGCATGTGCGCGGAAACACGCATGGTTTCCGGCATTCGCAACCTGCAGTTCGAGGCGCGCCGGGACAAGGTCTACGCAGTGCTCGGTCGCGGCGCAATTCGCTCGGACTCGCACATCACGGTGAGCGCGCGGAAAAACGCAAGTCTACACAGGTCGGCGACGGCCGTCTGA